TTTAGTATCTAAGTAACAAGTTAATGAACCAGTCACATTTCTAGCTCCTGTAAATGAACCAATAGGTTTATCTACAATACCTAATGTTTCCGGAGTTAAATAAGTAATATTATTAGCAATTGTTATACTTCCGCCTGTTATATTAACTGAATAAGTTTTAGAATCTAAGCCACCTGAACCTGCTCCGCCGCCTTGAGCAGCTGTAGATAAAGATAGTTGTGATAACTTATTCTTTAAGTAATCAGCATCTGCACTACCAGTAACATCTACATAATTATATTTTTCTGCAAATGTTCCATCTGTATTGCCAGTATCTGTAGTACCATCTGTTGATAATACTTTTGAAGGGTCTTCAATAATTTCAGACACTTGGTCAATAGTTGTAGCATTACCTGACCAACTTAAAGTTGCTATACCATCAATAGAGAAGTCAATCTCTACTTGGTTGACTTGACATTCGTTAAGTCTATATGTTGTATTTTCTAGTGCAAAGAAAATGTTTAGTTTTAATAGCTCGTGAGCATCTGAACTTACAAAGTTTACGTCTGCTGTAGATGATGTGAATTTAACAGCACCATTGGTTGTTTCACCGGCTGCACCACCTTGAGAGGTATCTGCATCATCTTCTGCCTTTGTTATACTTTGTCCAGCAAGAGCTGCCCAAAGAATGTTCTCTACCATATCTATTTGACCTGTATCTCTAAAAGAGTTTGTTCCATGAACAAAAGGTCTAGCATATGTTTGGAATGACCATTCTGCAGGAGCCAAGGAGTCGTTAAATCTTCTTGAAGTCCTGTTCGGTGTAGCACCCGCTTCACTGACTGTAATGTCAGTATTTTCACTAGCTTGAGAAAAACTATACCCATCTAATACACCAATTTTAAAAGTATTTGCATTACTCTCGTTACCTTTAAAGACTCCGAGACCGTTTCTGCTACCGTCTACGGTTTTACCATTAGCTGATACTCCGTCTACAACTGCTGTAAAACCAGTAGCTGTACCTGTAGTAGCAGTTTGAGATAGATTTTCTCCATCTGTAAAGTTGTTGCCTCTAAAGTTATTTGGAATGTAAACTGACTCAACATCACTACCGCTAACGGTTTTAACGATAACTTTCATTTCATCAGAGTTGGTTGCACCTTGCAATGTAAGAACATCGCCTACAGCATATGTTCCACTGGAAGTTCCAGCAAGTGTAGTTATACTTTTAACTCCACCTCTTGAAGCATTGCTATTTGCAACAACCCCATTCACTGAGCTAACAAATACTTTGGTATTTCTTGATAGATTTAAAGCCATTGCTTCTCTCCTATTTACTTCTATGGAAAGGATTTCGCATGATTTTAATCAGCGTCTTCGTTTCCTAATATCGTACTTCGAGTACTATTTCTCCTATACCTAGAGGAGCAATTACTCCTTCGTCAGTTCCTATAGACTCAATCGATAAGGATGTTGTCAGTAGGTTTGGATCTACAGTGTCGTCATACACCAATGCATCGCTCTCGTCAATTAATCTTTCAATATCTTCAAGTAGCAATGCTAATTCTTCTTGAGGGTCTTCTGCATTATGTACATAAGCCCTAACTGTTAATGTTAAAAATCTCCATTTAAATCCGCCAGGTTGGTATTGTCTTGTTTCGTCACCTGCAACAACACAAACTTTTGGATATTGTTCTATTTCATCTAAAAAGACCATTTTTGGAGCCACATTATCAAATACATTTATATTGTAAGGGTGACTTCCATCAATCTCTTTTAACTTATCAACAAGAGCATGCACAATTTTTGTTCTATTTGTTCTGTATGTACTTGCCATTACTGTCTCCTAAGTGTAAATTTTTCAACTGTATACTGTTCTGCCAAGTTTCTAATACTTCTTGCTATTAGTGGCTTTGGATTATACCCTACTGGCCATTGTCTTGCTCCCTCATTTTCAAATGTTCTATAAGGGTTTGCCTGATAAGTATAAGTACCAACTAAAGTTTTAGGTCCTTGTCTTAAACTTGTTAACTGTACACTGTTTGAAAAAGTTCCTGTTCTGTTAATTAACGCAGGCCTGCCCATTTCTCTTCGTACTTCTGCAGGTAGTCTGCGATTAATCTGCATTCTTAATTTGTTTATCTCTCTTTGGGTGTTACTTCCACCTCTTTCACGAGTTACAGGAGCTACTAAATTAGTTCCTTTTACAAAGTTTGCAGCATCTTTTGCCTGTTTAGCAAGTTTACTAAGTCTTTTTCCACTTGTAAACTTTTGCATTTTATAAGTAGCAGGCTTCATTCTTGTTCTTGCAGACTCTGAGTATTTTCCTTTTTGTACTTTTTGTCCGCTAGCTATCTTTGCTAAATCTTTTACTATTTTTCCTTCTATTGAAGGGGAGCCTTTAAGTCCTGTTACATCTACTGTATTTAAAAATTCATTTTGTAAATTTTTATCTAATTTTGTTACAGTACCTCTTGCAATCTTACTTAAGTTTGCTCCAAACGCTTTTTCATAAAAAGCTTTAAATTGGTTATCATTTTTTAACTCTACTGTTAGTTCAATTGATGCTTTACCTTGTAGAACATCAAAATATTTTCTCTTAGTAGAAGTTAAAAACTCTTGTAAGTTATTTATTTTATTAACTTCTTCTGCTAAATTCATCCACTTTGTTTGAGAATTTAGAGTATTGTTTGTAGGTAATTTTTGTAAAACTTCACTACCTATTAACATTTTTTGAGCTGCCCTTTTTGCTTTTCTCAACTCTCCAATAGTTTTTGCTTGTAATCCTGCTTGTTTTACAGGTAATTTTTCTATTGTTTCTTCTCTAGTAGGATTTCTTCCTGGTCTTTTTGAACGTACATTTCGTATTTCTCTTTCAAGGGACTCGCAGGCTTCAATAAATCCTACCAATCGTGTTCCTACTATAGTGACATCTTTGTGTCCAAATTCTTTACCATTGAAAAATCTTGCATCAAATAAAGATTTAGTTTTTCTTTTTACTTCATCAAAAGCAGATTCAACTCGTCCAAAAACTTTAGCTCCGCCACCACCTTCTACACTAGTTTCATTGCCTATGCCATATCCTTGATTGGCTGCTAATGCATAGAAGTTACTTAAAGTTGCCGCCATCTTTGGAATACTAGTAGTAAGTTTTGCTCCCTGATCAATTAATTCAACTATTTTTAATTCATGTTTAACTAATCTATTTAATTCAGGTCTTAGTACTTGTGTAACGTTCTCTGAAAAATAGGCTTTTAAATTTCTATTTGCTTCACTTAAACTTGTAGCCTTCTTTCGTTTAGGCTCTTCAAACTTAATTTCTCCTTGTCGAGGAATTCTTACTGGCATTATTTATAAACTTTATAGAAATCCAAGATTCTCTTAATGTGGTCTGGAAAATCTATATTTTCTCTTAAACTTGTAGATACTTGGTTTTGAACCTGAGCACCTGCTATTGTTAAAGAGGCTTTTCTTTCATCTTTTAAGTAATATTTTACCAAATCAAAACATGCTAATTTTAAATCTGCTGGAGTTGACGAGTATCCTGCTCTATATGTAACTTTTACTGCTTTTCTTCCTTTTGGAAAAGTTTTGTCACTAGTGGAAGTAGTTCTTGTAATTATATCTCTTTCAGTATCAACTACATAGTCATACTTACCACTTGAATCTGAATTTTCACTAATTAATGTAGTGTATGTTCCAGATTGTCCGTCTCTTTCTTGTACTTCTGATACGCTGACAAGAGGACTTTCGTCGACCATTATCTGATAAGTGCTATCGTCATGTATATCAAAGTATTCAACTTTATCACTAGAGTAGTAATCTATAATACTAGTACCGCAATAAGTTTTTACTGCTTGGCTTATAGAAGGTATAATAACATTTAATTTCGCATCTTCACTTACTCCTGTAAGTCCTGCGAAATCTTTGTATTCTCTCAATGTTACTAAATTTGCCATATTTCTCCTAAAAAGTGGTGGGTTTAAGGAAACCCACCAAAACCATTAACCTAAACTTAGGCTCCTTTATAAGCAAATGCCCACTTAGAAGTTACGTTATCAATTAGGTCAGTAAATCCAAGTCTTTGTGAAGCCACAAGTACTCTTCTTTGGTTAGCTACTTCGTAGTCTGACTCAATTGTAACACCTCTTAATCTTGGCATTACGTAGTTTCTTGGGTATACAGCGATTGCGCCGTAGATTCCAGCTGCCTTAGAAGCGAACTCGTCACACATTAGTACTCTTGAACCGAATACTTGGCCGATTTCACCGTTAAGTTTAGTTGCCATATCGCCAACTAATTGTGCATCTTGGAATTCTGGGTCTTCAAGAAGGTTATAGTAAACATCTTGTGAAACGATGTAAACAACTTCTGAAGGGTTAATACCATATTTACCCATATTTTTTCTCATAGAAAGAAGATTAGCTGCTGTTACGCTGTCACTTGCAGCGAAACCTGTTGCACCTGCTGAAGTTTCGTGGTTATCTCCATCAGCTGCTGCTAATAGACCTTCAAATGCACCTGAAGCGTAAACACCATTATCGTGGTTACCTGCTAAAATTGCATTTTCGATTCCTCTTGCATGTGATCTAACCATAGACTCTCTAATTAAAGGAAGAATTGGTAGAATTGCATCTTCTTCTGTCTCATTACCTAAGTATGATTGTGAGATTAGTTTAACAGTTGAAAGATTTCTTTCTGTTAAATCAACACCGTTGTAAGGTGCACCTAATGCATCACCTCTTGCATCTAAGTTACCTTTTGGTGATGAACCAGAGGCTGTTTGAGCTGAAGCGAATTCAGCATAACCTGCATCTGGTAGAATTGGGATAATCATATTAGCTGAAGTCATAGCGATTTCTCTAAATAGAGGTGCTAAAACTAGCTCATTTTGAATATCTCTTTCGATGTTAGTTGAAACGACTTGCTCAAAGTCTCCAGAAGATACTTCAACACCTGAGTGTGCGTTTACCTTCTGCATAACGTTTTTTGCATAATCATTGTCCCATCCTTTACCGGTCGCTAGACCTGCAAATTTTGCATCAATGATGTCATTCTCAAAAGCTTTTTTCCAGTCACCTTGACCTTGTCTATCACTAAAAACTCTTTTTGATTCACGAATACTCATGATTTCTTCAGATTTTTCAGCTAGTTGTGAT